CCCAAAGCACCAGCTATGGCCGTCATCGTAACGAGCAAGATTGTCTCGACTACCACAACTAGGACAAGGTTCATGTGCAACAAAGTTACTTGTTTCTGTATCGGGAGATGACTGCATTGATCAGCTTTTCGTAAATGTCAGCACAGTTCTGGAAATACGAATGCCATTCAGTCAATGCATCAGCGAAACAAGTGACAACTTCATCAGGTGTCAATTCGCCAAGCTTGATAGCCTCCTCTGCTTCACACAAAGTGTCAGCAAAGAATTCAGTGATGCGCTCTTTGGGGGTCATCATTGTTGTTTGTGGAAACGTTGGATCAATTCTTCGTAGCCATCCAATGCATCTTCAAAGCCTTCAACAATGTCATTCGGTGAGGAATGTTTGTCGAGTGCCATGATGAGATTGGTAGCTAGATCTTTGATCAGCTCTACATCAGCCATTCGATTGGGATACTGTGGAACACGCACCATTGGAAGCCGTGTTTCTCGGCCCACTTTGCGTACGTTGTTTTACTACCTTTGTAGATTTTGTTGTAGGGCGATTGAAATACAAAGCGAATATCAAGGTCAGGGTTCTGATCCTTTACTGCCTTCATCTTTCGACGATCCTCTTCGGTCAGATGCCCTTTTACCTCAAGATAAATTCCATTCGGCAAAAGAAAATCAGGGCAGTAATTGTGTTGAATCTGATAAGCAACCTTGGTGCATTCATACTCGTACTTCACGCCCAGGTTGGTGAGAAGATCAGCGACCTTCTCCTCCAACCCAGAACGGAAAGCCATCTAAATCAGAAATCCACGTCAGTTTCAGTTGCAGCAGCCGGAGTCACATTTGGATCATCAGCCTTGAATCCCTTGGTTTTACCAAAGAGTTCAGCAACATCCTCAGCACCCATGTCACCAGTATCTACACCAGCATTGCTGGAAAGACTGATGAGTTGAATACCTTTCAACTTAAGACTGGTGCCATAGGTGACACCATCCTTCAGGATGTACGGCTTCTGGAAGAATGCCAACTTAACAGTTGCGCCACTGTAGATGGGAAGTGCAGTGTTGGTAACAACAGTACCTTCACTATCAACAATCGTCGGGCAGTTCTCCTCATTCCAAGAGAACTTGACTTTGTACTTACCATCGGAAACTTCTTCCCATGGTTCAGGCTTAAGCGTTGCACGCTTTGGATTCTTCAACTTGGATTCACACCACTTGAGAACCTCAGTGCGATCCTCCTCAAGTTGTTCGATCAGATCATCAGTAAAGACAGTAGCAAGAGAGTAACCAAACTTGCTTGGCTTCATCACAGCCTGATAACCTTCAAGGACAACAGGCTTTTCAGTGACGATAGTTTTGGGGGCCATTAACAGAAAAAATAGGTGGATTCAAGAACGGAATCAAGATCGAGATCACCAATAATTGGCGGCTCAGTCTCTGCTCCGATGGCTTCAGCAAAGTCCAAAAGTGGATTGCTGGATGAAAAGATTTCGCAGTAGGTTTCCCTGACTACGCGATTCAATGTGCCCATATCAGTTGCCCGACAAAGCACTGAATCGTGGATCACCGTGAACGGTGCATTGAACTTCAAGAATGCTTGATGCAAGATCGAAGCATCCAAGGAGTGAATAAGATTGGGAGCTGTGCTGGATTTATGACCAGCAACATCTGGACCTTCAAAACCTGTAGTTAGGTTGATTTGACATCGACCAAGAATCTGCAGGTTGAATCGTTTGGTCTTGCGTTTGCGTCTGTTTTGTTTAACGACAAACCCAGATGGTGTCTCCCAAGTAAGGTGCTCTACGCCGCGCTTGAACGCTGCGCCAACTTCTTGTTTGATCCAATCCATGACACGCATTGGACCGGGGACAACCTCATACATCGCTTCTCTGACTGCATTAACAATCAAAGTGAGTTCTTCTGGTGTGAACTCAGCACCCTTTTCTTTCAAGGCTTCACGGATGTAAGCCCTGTTGGAATGCTTAGTAGCGTTGTATGGAATGGTCATCACTGTTCTCTTTGTGACCTTCCGATCAAGGAGAGCAGCTAGGTGATCTGGCAGTTTTGGTTTAGCCGTTTCTGCCACAACTTTGTATGCATCCTGTGGTGTATCTGACGGGAAAACATTGACCAACTTTGCAGTTGATTGGTCTCTCGCCATACCAGCCAGGATCTGCAGTCCTGAGCACGTAGCGTCAATAGCAACCGGCAGATTTGTCCAACTTCTTGTGCAGTCAATGACACAAGCGTTGTACTCCTCACATGCAGCGAGGAACTGCCACGGCTCAGATACTTCCTCCCAATCACCAAGATTGCTTAGGGCATCCTTTGCGACACGAGAAATCAGGCTGTGATTCTGATGAACCCAGTCCTGACGTTCCTGCATTGTGGCTTTGTCCAACCCGTAGGTTGTTGCCACTTGGAATGCAAGCCAAGCTTCTGCCTCATCCGTCATGAACGACGGTTCAGCAAACTTCAGTAGGGACTTACCGAAGTCAGTATCTTGTGGAGTGAGGAAGGCCGGGATCGGATACGTACGCCCTCGATAGTCAAATGACCACGGAAGAAAGAACTTGTCCTTCTCCTTGAAGAGCTTGACGGTCTCCATTGTCATTCGTGTACGACAGGATCGTTTAAATGACGCAGCGTTCTGGTTCATGGCCTCTGCTGCTTGCCGTCTGTACTCGTGCCTGGCCTCGTCGTTCTCCGCAATGTCGAACGGCTTGTTGGGGAGTGGGACCTCAATGATCGGGATGAACTTCCCGACCTTGTACTGACGCTCCATCAAGGTCTCAGCCACGTCGACGATGAACTCGTTGAGCGTGTAGGCAACCTTCTGGAGTTTGTTCAAAAACAGGAGTGGAGTGTTCCCCTGTACTAATGAGTCATCGCCCCTACGAACCATCTCATGCCCGTGCATTACCTCATTGAGGAGGTAACCACCAGGCTGAATGGGACTCCAGTCTCGTGGTGGGACCAACATGGGCCATGCCATTGGAGCGAACATCAACGCATCCTTCATCAGCTCCTCCTTTTGCATGGCAAAGAGAAGGCTGGGTACGACTAACGTCCACCTCTTTTTATCTCTGACGATCATGTGCTTGTCAAACCAACCTGTGGCCTTCATCACGCAATCGAGCAACCAGCCACCAAGCTTTGCTCGTACCACTGACCCCCAGTTGTCCCATCGATAGTCGTGGCGGTTCATCAACGTTCGGGCCACGGTGGCCTTCTGTTGTGTCCCACAGGAGCTGTGCCAGTAGTTCCGCTTGATGCGGTCATACAGGTTGGCGTCCTGCTGCTCGTACCAACGGAGCTGACACTCCTGCTCCAACGCCTGCCCGATAGCCGTCAGCACATTGGCAATCTCGTTGGTCTTGTCCTTGGTGCCGAACACCTTGTCGAAGACCACCTTGAGAGCAATAGCCGCTGCTGCCTCAGGCTCAATGTTGGTCAGGTACTGGTGAATGGTGGAGAAATCAACGCCGTTCTTACCTTCGTGGATGCGATGCAACGTGTCCTCTATGGCCGCTGCAACGTCCACCAAGGCGGCTTGGATGCTTGCTGCTCCATAGATGGTCGCTGAGGCATAAGACCGTTCCTCGAGCTTCTGGGTGTCTCTGAGGAGACGCTGCTCTCCACAGGCAATGGCGCGACGTTCAAGAGCAATTTCCTCTTCAACTTCTGCCGGAGTTGGCATAAGAGATTTGTGGTTAGATTCGGAAAATGGACGAGTGCTTAGGGCATCCATTGCGCCATAAGAAAAGCGGGCCGCTTGGACCCGCTCAATGCCTTAGTCAATTCCCTGGATCGACGAACCTGAAACTAGCGCGTCTACCAATTCCGCCACATCCGCAAGTGTCACAACCTCAGTGGTTGCAAGGGTTCTCAGGGATGAAAACCATGTGGCTATCGGTTTGCGTCTCACGAGAAGTGAGCCGTCTCACCGACCAAAAGAGCCTAACACAGAGGGTGTTAGACGCCGGTAGATCCGTCTAGATCGGCCTTTTTGAGCCCTTGTTGGGTCAACCAAGCCTGCATCAAATCCTCCAGGGATGGCACGTTCGCTGATGTGCTAGGGGGCGGCGATTGATTACTCAATGCATCGATTGCACCCTGCTTGGCGGGATCCGAAACCTTGACATATCGTAACGTTGTTTCGATTTGTTTATGGCCCATCAATTCCTTGATGGTTAACGGCGCCACACCTCGCTCGTTGAGCAACGTGCCAAACGTATGCCTTAACAAATGCGGGCAGTAGCCATCAGGCAAGCCGATGAAGCTCCTGACCTTGTTGAAGGCACGCCGGAACTGTTCACTGTTCTCAAAGTCGCTACCAAAGACAAGCGAAGCATCGCTTCTCCCGTCACAGCGTTTCACGAAGATCTCGTAAATCTGTTCAGAGATCGGGATGCATCGATAGTTCTTGCCTTTGGTGACAAAGCCATCACGGCCACCCACATGGATGCGACGTTG